ATCTGTTGTACCATCACCAACAATCATTTCTCCATCGGCCAGAACTGCCAGTGCGGTAATAGCACCTGTACCCGAACCTAATAGTATACCACCATCGGTAAGAGATGAAGCACCAGTACCACCATCTGCAACTGGCACATCGGTACCACCAGCACGATAAATGAGATTACCTTCAACGTTTATGTCACCAGCACTTACTCTAGCCACAGTTGTGTCAGAAGCATGGCCAATGTTTACTGCTGTAAATTGGGGACTTGCATCAGTCGTTACGTCTTGGTTTATTACCGAAGCAGCTTCAGCAGTTAAAGCACCACTAAGACTAATTGTTTGTCCCTGAATTGAAGTTAGATTAGCGAGAGTATCAATCGCTGCTTCTATGGTTGCTTCTGTAGTAGCGTCTATAGCATCAATGTTATTGAGTGAAGTAGTATCTCCACCACTAAAAATACTCGTCGTACCTAAAACTATGTCTCCACCAACAACGCTTAAGTCACCAGAAAGAGCTAAACTTCCAGTTACTTTAGAATCACTTAGTGCTATTAGACCCTTGCGAGCAATAAACTCATTAGCCATTCATATTCTCCATATAGATTCTCATAATATAATTAGTTTTAAAAAATAGGAAACAATCTAAAATAGGTTTGTACTGTCCAAGTATCTTCAACTGTGTCTACACTGGTTATTCTCAGGTGAGCACTTTCTCCAGCTAAAATAAAAGAAAACGATATATCAGACGTATCTCCAATAGAAGCAGCGGACGCATCGGTGAAGTTAATTTCATCACTACCCGACCCCAACCAAGTAGCTAATAGTATTCCTTGTCTTGCACTACCACTTCTATGTGCTCTATAGTCCACATTACATCCAAGAAAAGACGAAGTAGCAATCGGTGGTCCTAAATTAACAGTTTCACCAATAATCCCAGTATCGTGTGATCCCGATAATATCACCGAACCCGTAACTATTGGAAGTCCTACTCCTGGCTCAAGCGCAAGTGGGCCAGACAGAAGCATCGACGCAGTATTTGCAGTAACAGCTTCTGAAGCAGTTCCTGCAGAAACAATAGCAAAAGATGCCGTAGTTGCATAACTTGATGATGCAGCTACATCTACAAATATACTAGCGTTTCTAGTTACAGTAGTTGTAGTATTCTGAACCAATACACTATGATAAGTATCAACAGCCTGAATTGTTACTTGATACTCCGTCTGTGGAGTTATAGTAATATTAATGTCAGGTACGTCTAAAGCAATACCATCTGGAAGGGTGTGGGGCATTTAAGTTATCTCGTAACAGAAGGTCTTACAATAAACTTTCCTTCAATAATTCTACGAGATTCTGACCCACTTACCATAATGACATCATAAACATAATCTGCAGCGGTCAACAACGAAGAAGAATCTGGGGGTAAACTAACATAAAGTGATCCAGAAGTATATGGTGTTATTTTCTCAAAATTAAAATCTGTAGATACATCTTCTGAAGAATACGTTTCGCGAACCGAACCACTGAATTGTCGAAGGGTTAAATCGATTGGCGCATTGGTCGTATCAGTGATTGAAACTAAAATTTTAAAGGATTCACCTTGACCTACTGTTAAACTAGTACTTTGTGGCATAATTTATAATCCGAATTAAGTGTCTTACTATAAGTATTTTTATATAAAATAAAACCTCCCCAATGTTGAGGAGGTTTTGTTTTTTAATACTTTTTATGTTTCTTATCAAGAACTTTTAGTAATTCAAGATACACAGGTCTGGTTGGACGGTAACAGTTACCTCTGTAGGATCATCGGTATCAAACGCTAAATCACCAAAACTAGCCTCCGTAACCATACATCCCTTAAGAATCCACTCTTCAACTTTATCTCCCACGGGGCCTAATACATTAATTGTCAAATCCTTCTTATAGAAATCAGCGTATCCATCTCTACCAGTTACACTCTCATGGTGGAGTCGAACCCATTCCATTACTGCTTGTGCAGCAGAAGGAACAATTGGATCAAACAATGTCATGCTAATTGCTCCCCATGCAGAACGACCCTTAACATATCGTTGAACATTAATATGATTAAGTTGCTTTGCTTCTTGAGATATTGTAGGCCTAGCAACACCTTTAACCACATACGATGGAAGACCGTCAGCATATAGAATAAATCTATTTGCCATCTTCGGCTCGAAAGCCTTAAAAAACAGTTCTTGTTCACTAACTAAGTTTGGCATATTTTCGTCTCCAAAAGGTCTTTTATATAATTATCAACGTATGTTAAAATATAACGATTAAGTTCCTGGGAATGTAGCACCAGTTGGCATAATGTTGAAATCAATAACAATAAATTCAGCTGCCCGTGCGGGTTGTAGATAAATTTGACCAACAAGTTGGTTTCTATCAATCACATCTGGTGTATTATTTGTATCATCCATAACCACACGGAAAGCGTACAGTCCTTGTCTCTCCTGAACACTGGCCAAATATGGGTTAACAATGTTCAAGAAACGATTTCTTGTAGCTTCTGTATTTTGTTCAAACACTAGGTATCTTGACGAGGAAGCAACAAACTTCTTCATCGCGATCAAAAGACGCCGGACATTAATCCGATCAAGAGCACTAGCTTTCTTCTGTAGAGTCTTCTGACCCCAAGCAACAATCCCTTGTCCTGGGAACGTTGCAATTGGATTAACCTTATTCTCATAAAGTTCATCTCTGTTTGCCCTGTTCAATCGACTCTTAACCTGAGTTGCGCCGGGGATTCCTCCACGATTCAGTCCAGCAGGAGCAAACCACTCAGCAGCAGCATTGTCACTATATCCAAATACTTCAGGAAGTACAACTGAAGGTGGTGCCCACATATATCTGTTGGTATTAGTATTTAGAACTTTAACCCACGGATACCACCCAGCAGCATAATTTGAATCAACCGTTCCAGCTGTTGAAATTGCTGTAGCGATGGTAGCACCATAACTTGCCAAATCCATAATGTAGAAGCAATCCTGTCTATCTTCACATACATCGATTGCGTACTGAGCAATATATGGATGTTGTTCGTAGTTAACCCCAGGTATCGCTAACAAATTAATGTCAAATGATTCGGGATTCTTAATTGCATCAATAGCTTTCTTATAAGCTACTGAACCTTCAGCAGAGGATGTTGACAAGTCAAATCCTTGTGTGTTCGTAGCAGTAATTGAAGCACCCGTTGCCCTTGTGGTATTTGGTGCAAATCCATCAAACCCACCTTGCATCGGAACAGTAAACTTACGATATGCAATATGAGAACTAGTATTAAGACTCAAATTAGTTCCGTCAACCTCACCACCACGAACAGTGTCAAGCGAAAATTCACTTACTTGTGTTGGGATGTGAGAACCTTCAGTTGGCCAAACACTACCCGAAGATTGTGGAATATAATTTACAGTTGCTGCATCGGTTGGGGTGGGAGCAAGATAGCTTTGATTTGTATAGTTCGTAGTAGTATAATCATATCCATAGAATCTCTTAGCATCGCGTACCGCGGTACCCCAAGCAGCAAGCGTTCCACCTTGATTACCTTTATATCCAGCACCTGACCCCGAAGCGACAGTAGACCAAACAGTATCAACTACTAATGGAGGAACTGCGGATTCTCCAGCTGCAAGTTTGAATGGGGCATATACAGCAGCAAATCCATAAGGTACTGAAAGTTCTGACAGACTGTAAGCATCTCCACTTAATTCAATTCTAACATATCTACTCTTATTTGGATAATCGCCTTGATAGTAAGTTTCATTAGATACCGTATCTGTATATGGAGCACTGTTTCCAATTCGTCTAGCAATAAAATCTGAACTATTTGGGTCGAGATTTAGATTATCATATTGTTCTAAAACGACTGCATTATTATCAGTATCAGCCGCTTGTCTAACCAACAACGAGAATGTACCAAAACTTCCAGATTCTATTTGAGGTTTAACAGATTGAATTGAAATCTTAACGGCAGTATTTGCATTTGAACCATCGGCTAAGGTATGAACCTTAAAGAGATCAGTTCGTGTTGAACCAATCACCTGTGAACGAATCCACGGTGTTGATGCATGACTATATTTGCCAGGAGCAGCAGGTGACTCAATTGATCCAGAAAAATCTAGTCCGGCCGCATCTATACTACAGGTAACAGAAGAAAATACAATACCTCCCCTTGAAGGATCAGCTGCTTCGGGGAAATAAGAATATACATATCCAGCTGACGTTCCGTACGCTCCGGTTCCTATTGATTCTCTTACATTACTAGCACCTGAGCCGGAAACTGTTACTCCTGTCCATGTAGTTGTCCCAGCACTGCCGGTCAATATAATGGTCATATCAGTAGCATCTAGACGATCCGTAGCAGCATGACTACCGCCAGTAAGATCAGAACCACTAACCGTTGGATGGAAAACAGCCGCTACTCTACG